GGGTTCGGGTAAGTCTTGGTCATTTGCTCGGGCCATTTTGTTTGAATGCGCCCGTAAGCAAACCCGTGTCCTTTGCACTCGGGAGATTCAGAAGTCCATTCAGCAATCGGTTCACCAGCTACTAAGCGACCAGATTGAGGCTATGGGCATGAGTGAGCTATTCACCATCCTGAACACGGAGATTCGTGGGCCGCACGGCTCACAGATATTTTTCTCTGGCCTGTCCGACGTTACCGCTACCGCTTTGAAATCCTTCGAGGGGGTTGATATCTGCTGGTGTGAGGAAGCCCAGGCCATCAGTTCAAAGAGTTGGAAAACGCTTATCCCGACCATTCGAAAGGAAGGCTCGGAGATTTGGGTTACTTACAACCCAGAGCTAGAGTCAGACCCCACTCATCAAATGTTCGTCATCAATCCACCTCCCGATTGTGTTTCTGTCCTGATGAACTGGCAGGACAATCCGTACTTTCCTGAAGTGCTGAAGGCAGAGCGGGAACACGCAGAAAAGACAATGAAAGCGGAGGAATACCGCAACGTGTGGGAGGGTGAGTGCCTTCCAGCGGTCACAGGTGCTATCTACTTCGAGGAAGTGGCTTTAGCTGAGAGGGAAGAACGCATAAGGGCAGTGCCAAACGACCCGCTACTGAAAACACACGCAATCTGGGACTTGGGATGGAATGACAGCATGAGTATCGTCCTGGTGCAACGCTCCGCAAGTGAGCTTCGCATTGTTGACTACATCGAGGACAGCCACAGAACCCTAGCCGACTACGTGATGACACTGAAGGCTATGCCGCTGAATTGGGGGGTTCATTACCTTCCGCATGACGGTTTCGCCAAGGACTTCAAAACGGGCAAATCGGCGCAGGAAATCATGGAAGCACTTGGATGTACTGTTGAACAGACTCCGAACATGGGAATTGAGGAAGGAATTAGGGCGGCTAGGATGACGTTCAGCCGTGTTTACTTCGACAAAGACAAGACTAAACGGCTTGTAGAGTGCTTAAAGCGCTATCGGCGGCACATCAATAAGCAGACGCTAGAGGCGGGAAACCCGCTGCACGACGAATATTCGCACGGCGCTGATGCTTTCCGGTATACCTGTATCGTGGCTGATTCACTGTCAAACCACAACGGCTCTGTGAAGCCCATCAAGTACAGGAGTGGTCGGTTCATTACCTAGCCGCTTTACCACTTTTCTAATATCTCCGGTATTCAAATATCGGGGTAATGCCGTGGCACGAATGGACGAGACGGATTTACTAAACCTGCTTAACCGAAAAGAACAGGATGCCGCTCACTACATACACGGCGTTTTGGGGCAGGAGCGCGAGCAGAGCCTCCGCGAATATTACCGCTTGCCATACGGGAATGAGCAGGATGGCGAAGCATCAATCGTTGCCTCAGACGGTCAGGATTCGATAGAGTGGATTCTGGCGGCAATCATGAAAGTGTTTGCCAGCACTGACAAGGCTGTTTCCTTCGAGCCTTCCCGCGCTTCTGATGTGCAGGGCGCAGAACAGGCAACAGACGCTTGCAACCATGTTTTCTACAAACAGAACGACGGCTTCCTAGTCCTGTACACAGCCATCAAGGATATGCTTACGGTGCGTAACTGCGCGGTGATGTGGCGCAAGGAGACAAGCGAAACAGTCTCAAACGTACCGTTTAAGAATGCCTCTCAGGAGATGTTAGCCATGCTCTTGCAGGAGGGTGGCGAGGTAACAGAGGCTAACCCTGCTCCGGTGATTGACCATAACACAGGACAACCAGAGATTGACCTGATGACAGGCCAGCCATTACAAGGCTTCTCGGGGCGAATCAAGAAAACAGAACAACGAACCATCGTCAAGGTAGAGGCATTCTCCCCAGAGGATTTGCTTATTGAGCGTGATTGGACTAGCCCCATGCTGGCTGACTGTCCGTATGTGGCACGGCTGATGCCTGTAACGCTCACAGACTTGGCGAACATGGGCTACAAGGTAGACCCCGCAGACCTTCGCGCATCCGATACGGCGGGCATCTCTGCGGATGGCGAGTTCCGGCTAAACAAGGTTAATCAGAACGACGATACGGGCACAGGTTTCACCGATACAGAGGATTACGACGATGACTCAATGGCTGAAGGATGGCTCCGCATAGAGTTCGTCCTGGCTGACATTGACGGTGACGGTGTAGCAGAACGTGTGTGCGTCTATCGATTGAAGGACAAGATTCTCAAGCAGGAGATTGTCAGCCACGTCCCCATCGCCACCTCTAGCCCTATCCTCAATACGCATCGTTGGGACGGCATGAGTTACATGGATGTGGTTTCTGACCTCCAGAAGCTGCATACCGAGTTGCTGCGTCAGACGCTCAATAACCTGTATCTGACCAACAATCCGCGCACAAAGGTTCTCACAGACGCGAACTGGTCGCCACTAGCCAACATCGATGACTTGCTTGACTCCCGTGCGGGTGGCGTGATTCGACAGCGCGACATTAATGCTGTGACGGAGCAGGTTATCCCATTCAGTGCTGGCGCTTCCATGCCTATGCTGGAGTATGTGCAGGGTATGCGGGAAAACCGTACTGGCGTATCTCGCACATCAATGGGCCTGAACCCCGATAGCCTGAACAACACCGCAACGGGCCGACAGATCGACCAAAGCGCAGCAGCACAGCGCACAGAGTTGGTTGTACGCATCATCGCTGAGACACTGGTTAAGCCGATATTCCAGGGCATCCTGAAGGTTCTGACGGACGGAGGAATGGAGAAACTTGCATTCAGGCTCCGTGATGAGTTCGTAGAGTACGACCCTAACGAGTGGCGCGACCAGTACGACATGACGATTAATGTCGGACTCGGAACTGGCGATAAACAGGCGCAAGCGGCTCAGCTAATGAGCATTTGGCAGATGCAGACAGCGGGTATGCAATTCGGTTTAGCCACTCCAAAGCATTTGTACGCAACCGCTGCTAAACAGGTGGAAAACGCAGGGTTCAAGGACATTCAGAACTTTATCCAAGACCCATCAACTATTCCTCCGCAACCACAACAGCCGCCTTTGCCAATCCAGATTGAGCAGATGAAGCAACAAGCAGACGCGCAGAAGTTCCAAGCAGAGACGCAAGCGGATATTCAGAAGTTCCAAGCTGAAACGCAGATGACCCGCGAGATTGAGCAGATCAAAGCAGATGCCAAGCTGCAAGAGATTCGGGCAAGCCTTGAACTACAAGCAGCTAACGACCAGCGCGACTCAGAGCGTGAGCAGATGAAAGCGCAGTTTGATGCAGCGATGGAGGCTCAGAGGCTTGAGTTTGACAAGTGGAAGGCTGAACTAGACGCAAGGGTAAAGCTGCGTATTGCCTCTATCGGCAAAGAGGCTTCCGGCGATGAATTGCTAGATGCTGTGGGAGATGCTGAAGCGATGGGCAAGCCTAACCCTGTTGACCAACTATCCGATATGCACCAACAAAGTATGAGCGCCATTGCGATGCTTGCTGAAGCTATCGCCAACCCCAAGCCTAAGCAAATCGTCCGAGATGCTAACGGCAGAGCAGTAGGTGTGGCATGAGCGACAATACAACCCTAAACCCTGGCGTTGGCGGCGACGTTGTAGCTGCTGACGATGTGGGCGGCGTAAAGTACCAAGTTGTAAAGCTTGACCTTGGCTCGGACGGTGTTAGTTCGCCCGTATCAGGTGCGTTGCCTGTATCTGGCACTTTCTATCAAGCAACGCAACCTGTAAGCGCGGCATCCTTGCCACTTCCTACGGGCGCGGCTACACAGACAACGCTTGCAGCATTGGAGACACTGCTAACAACGCTTAACGGCACTATTGGCACATCAAACGTGCCTTATGTCCCCGGAAGTGATGGGCAACTTATCCTCGCTCGGCGCAGGGACACAGACTCAAGCCCCGCTGCTGATGGTGATTTGACGGTACTCAATCTGGATGAGGAGGGGCGATTAAAAGTAGCCTCAAAGCCAGCCAGCTACGCAGCAATTACTGGCAACGTCACAAGTGCAACTAGTACGGTTCCGGCAAACACCGAGCGTTTCTCAAACTTGATGATTCACTGCACCGGAACTTTTGCCGGTGCTAACTGTACGTTCGAGGGTTCGCTGAACAGTACCAATGGCACAGACGGAAACTGGTTCGTTGTGCAAGCTATCCGTACCAATGCCAATACCATCGAAACGACAACTGGCGTACTTGGCGCGGCTCCTGCCTATGCGTGGGAGTTGTCGGTTAACGCGCTGAAGTGGTTCCGCATTCGGGCTACCGCGTGGACTTCAGGCACTCAGGTTTGGACGATGATTCCAGGCACGTACGCCACAGAGCCGATTCCAGGCGCACAGACAAGTGCCACACAGCCTGTATCCGGTACGGTCACTGTTACATCTACACGCATCACACCGAATGCTGCTGACGGGCATAGTTCAACGTATCACCTGATAAGCGCTGCATCAACAAACGACACGCTTGTTCTGACGGGCGCCCGTGCTATCGGCTTAATCGCCGCGACAAACATCAATGCTGCTGCTAGGTTCCTGAAGGTTTACAACAAGGCAACAGCGCCAACGAGCGCAGACACGCCAATCATGACGATTCTCCTGAAGCCTGGAGAGACTACGTTCGTAGAAGCTAATTCCCCTATCCGGTGCGCTCTTGGTATCGGCATACGACTGACAACGGGTATTGCTGTGGCTGATACGGGCGCTGTAGCCGCTGCGGATCATTCCGTAGCCATCATGTACACCTAAATGCTGCTGCTGCTTCGCTCACTGCTAGAGGCTGGTGGTGTAGAGCCTCCGGTAGTGGTGCCGACGTACAGCGCGGAGGTAAATCTAAGACCTGTTTACATCAGGCGCGGCAAGAAGATATTGCTTTTCTCGACTGCTGCACAGGCAGACGCTTTTGTAGAGGCAGAGGAAGTGGCTCAGGAGGCCATAGAACGCGCAAAGAGCAGACAGGCAAGGCGCAGGGTCAAGCAGCGTGTTTACGAGGCTGTAGAGCATAAGACGGTTGATATTGACCTGCTAGGCGAGTTGGCGCAAAAGTATTCAATGCCTGTGAACATTCCGCAGCTACTGCTGGCGCAGGAGTGGGAGCAGCTAGCCAATATCGCACTGAGAGCGATGGAGTTGCAAGAGGAAGATGATGTGAATCTGATCCTTGAGAGTGAGCAACAGGAGTATTTTAGCAACCTGGAGCAGATAAGCAGACTTGTTCAATCAGGCGCTATCCGTTCTCTGGCTGCTGGAGTGAAGATTAACCCGCCCAAACCCAAAGCGGTGAAGGTGAATAAACAAGTGGTGAAGATGCAGAACATGAGCGAATCAATGGGCGCGACTTTAGCTGTGGTGATGGCGGCGATTGAGAAGATGAACCAGCCCAAGACGGTTGTACGCGACCAATCAGGCCGGATTGTGGGGATTGCATGACCTTCCTACTCGGCCTCCTCCTCGGCACTTGCATCGGCGTGGGCGTGATGTGTTTGGTGAGGATTAAGTAAATGCCGTTTAGCGTCACCACATCAACGCTCGGCGGTGTAGCAGCTAGGCTGGTAACTGGCTCTGGCAATCTGTCTGATCTTGCATCTGCTTTGTCCACGCATGGCGTGACTATCTCTGATCGGGTGATTACGTTTGGGGGCACTGGTGCAAACACGTACTACGCTATAGACGGCACTCTGAACGAAACACGGGATGGTGTGTGGACGGTGCTGGTGAGTACGCAGAGTTTTGTGTGTTGGGCAAGAGATGCGGCGGCGGTAACAACGCTTGGGGCTATATCAGGTTCTGGCTCTCGCACTTGTCGCGTTGATATACGTTATCTGGCTGGCAGCTTTGCGGTTGGCAGCGACCCATCTGCGAACTCAAGAATACAAGGGTGTTTGGTAGGCAGTGGTACTTGCACCTTTCGCGCAGGTTCAATAAGTTACGAGTGTTCCACCCGTTCGGATTTGGATGTATTCAGCGGCACGGCTGGCTGTACCTTTGACGATGTCGAAGTACAAATGACTTCTGATGGGGGAAGTTACTCTCACATTTACACAAGTGCAAATGTTGTCACCACGGTAAACAGTCGATTTACGTTTACATCGGCTGGCATCTACATGGAATCGGCATCCGGCGTAACAACTATTCCGTCTTTTTCGGTTAATTCCGGTCTTAGGTGTAATGGACTCGGCGTTGGCGGAACAAGAACGGTCATAAAACCGCAGTACATATATTGCGACTTCTTTAATGCGACCGGCGGCACTGCGCGGATATACGACCCAACCGCTAACTATCTTACTGGTGCGCCATTTGCACAAGTAACCGAGATTTACCGGACGCTATACGCAACATTTACCGACCAGCTTGGTGTGACGATTAGTAGCCCTGCGCCAAATTTGGTTAGTCTGTTGTCAGGGGGTTCTCCAGAGTTGACCGCGTTTAGTGCCGGACTTGCGACAAAAGCTGTTCGGCAGTCCTTTGTTCCAGCTTCAACCACCTATAACACCACTGGCACTGGATGGACTGACGACCCGACATACACGTTCTATGCCGTTGGTTTTGGCTTTGCAGCACAGTACAGCACTGTCAACGTAAAGACTGCCCACTCTGGCAATGCTGGTATCACATGGCGTGCGGCGGCAGTTAAATCCCCATTGGTGACTACAGCTTATGCTTCTGTTGTGACAGCAGGTTTCGCGCTGACAACTGGCACAAATACACTTGCGATAACCACAAGCAGGACAACGATCCAAGCGGCTGAATACCTGTTCAAGCTGGCATACGACAACCCATCCGACAGCTATTGGCTGACAAGGCTGCACGTACCTGCAACGCTGAACGTATCTGGACAGATTGATTTCGGCACGTTAAACATCACGGTTACTGGCGTTGCACTGAGCGGCACAACGCTCACAGGTACAGGAAATCTGACCCTTGCAAGTAGCGCAACCTGCTCGGCCTCTGTGGTTAAGTCCTCTGGAGTCCTGAGTACGGGCGCACTTGCCAACATGACAGGGGTAACAACCCTCACAGGCACGGCGCGGTGGGACATAACAACCGGAGGCACTGCATCTGCTGGTAGTGCGGCGGCTGGAAATACTGTTCGGGTTACATCGGCAAGCGGTGGAGCAAATTTCGATTTTCAGGCGTTTGTATTTAACGCTGCAACGACATTTGAAAACACCAGCGGTAGCAACATCACCCTGATTCTCGGCTCTGGGCAGCAAGCACCGACACTGCTTCCAACGTCAGGAGCCATCACCATATCCGCGCCTTTGGTGTTTCAGTCGGTGACGATAACCGGAGTGGTTGCAGGTTCCCGAGTGCAGATTTACGACACGACAAACAGTCTTGAGTTGTTCAACGGTACATCAGGCTACTCATGGACAGACCCATCGGCAGCAGTCGGCACACGCGCAATACGGGTTCGCATTGCGAGTCAGTCGGGTGTAACGGCGTACAACTTCATCGAGGCGAACATTGGAACGTGCGGTATCACAGCGCCATCCAATGCGGTTACTTACCTCGCAAGTCAAACGCTGGATACTGTGTACGGTGCGAACGGGCTAGATGGCTCCCTAGTCTCAGGCATAACAATCTCTGATGGCATAGACCGCATGGTGATAAACATCGCTGGCGGCTCTGTATCGTGGCCTCAGATATACGCCTACAACGTCCACTGGCTGACAACGAGCGCGGGAATTATTGACGATGGCTCAATCATCACTGCGGTGGACACGGCCAACTATCGGGTAAGTCTGTTCAAGATCAGGAACAGCAGCGCCACGCCTTTGAATATTACGGGCGGCTACGGGGTTGACGCTTCTACCGGCACGGTGGCTCCGCTGATCGACGTTGCAGGTAGTACGGGCAACATTTACCAGACACCGGAACACGTTGTTGCTTATCAGACGCTCGGCTCTCCTGTTATCACTGGTGACATTTCATCCATTGCAACGGCAGCACAGAATGCGGCGGCGGTGCTTGCGGCGGCTACAGCGGCTCCGATTGCTGCTGACGTAAAGCGGGTTAATGCTGTAACTGTGGACGGTGCGGGAACGGAAGCCGACCCTTTCGGGCCAGTCTAAATGGCTTCGGCGTGGGGTAAATCCTGGGGGCTTGCTTGGGGCAATGCTTGGGGGTCTGTTGAAGGCTCCACGCAGGAAGCCAGCCAAGAGGTAGTCTTAAAGCCTCGCAGGAAACACGCACTGAAACGTGGCAAGCAATACCTAATATTCGACACTGAGGAGCAGGTAGAGGCTTACCTAGACGCTGAGAAACAGGCTCAAGACGCGATAGAGAAGGCAAAAGCTACTAGTAGGCAAGCCAAGCGCAGGATTAAGCAGCGGGTCATCAGCGTAGAGCATGAGACTGTAGATGTTGATTTACTCGGACAACTAGCTCAGAAGTACGCAATCAATGCAGATATTCCCTCGCTGATTGCTGAACAGGATTGGATGCAGATTGTTGCGCTATCACTCTTGGCGCAGCACTTGCAAGATGAAGATGAGATGTTAATGCTGCTTCTGTCCTAGCCGCTTTACCACTTTTTTATCATGTGTCTATGTCTGAAAAAGTAACTGCGCTTAAAGGTAGAGATGCGGCATTGGTGCTGGATAACCCTGCCTACAAAGAGGCGCACGCACTGCTGAAAAACGTAGTGATGGAGCAGTGGAAGGCTTGCCCTATCCGTGATCGTGAGGGACAGGCGCTATTGCTCCAGCTTGCCAAACTGACGGACAAGTTTGAGTCCATCCTAACGGGCATGGTTGAAAACGGGAAGATGGCACAGCACAAGATTGATATGGACAACTTGCGTGATGAAACACAGACGCGCAGGTTTTTCCGCAAGGTAACAGGTTAGGCACTTAACCAATTCCGCGACTGTCGAGAGACACCGCAAGCCCTTCTAGTGCCACAGGGAGGGTTTTTGACACAAGGCACACCATGGACGGACAAGCTGAATCAGCACCCGAATCAGGCAACCTAGCAGACCTGGCTTCCTTCCTCGACCAACCTGACGAACAGGAGTCAACAGAGGAAATAGAAGCAACCGCAGACGAACCCACCTCCGACGAAGGAGACACGGGCGAGGAAGCAGACAGCGACAGCGACGACACCGACCTAGAGGAATCTGGCGAGGATGAAGAGACTGCACCCGCTGAGACAAAAGTGACCTTCAAGGTCAAAAACGAGGACGGCACAGAGGAAACGGTTGAGTTCACACCTGACGAACTCCCTAAAGCCCTAATGCGCCAGAAGGACTACACCAAGAAAACGCAGGCGTTAGCCGAGCGTGAAACGCAGGCAGTCCAATTCCTCCAGCAGAAACACGAAGAGATACGAGCCGACTATCTTTCACGCGCAGAGGTGACTCGGGCTGCGATTGTGAATATGGCTGGTATCAAATCGGAGAACGAGTTGGCGCAGTTGGCGCATTCCGATCCGGCAGCGTGGGTGGCAGAGCAGCAACGCCAGAAGCAAATCGGCGCTTACATCTCAGAACTCGACCAACAGATTCGAGGCGAGAAACAGGCGGCAGAGCAACAGGCGCAGCAGCGAAACCAAGCGGCATTGCAACAGCAGTACCAAAAGACATGGGAAGTGCTGGAGCAGCAGAAGATTGACAAGCCAAAGCTGGCCGACATTTACGGCAAAGCGACAAAGAACTACGGCTTTTCGTCAGAAGAGCTAGGCAATGTTTATGACCATCGCTTAGTCCTGGCACTGAAAGACGCAGCGGCGTACCGCGACCTCCAATCAAAGAGAGGCGAAGTAACGAAGAAGGCTGAATCTGCACCGCGAATGCCCACGCGACAAGGACAACCCGCACAAGAGCGCAAAGACATGGCACTTGAAAAGAAATTCAAGTCTGGTCGAGCAAAACTAAACGATTTGGCCGCTTATTTGGCCTAACAGGAGCATTTCATGCCTATCCCAACAAACCTCTGGCAAAAGACTAACGCCAACTTTCGCGGCAACCGCGAAGATCTACTGGACAAGATTTTCAACACTTCTCCAACAGAAACCCCTCTGACCTCTTCTTTCGGTCGCGTTACCGCTACCTCGGACTTCCATGAGTGGCAGACCGACGCTCTCGGCACCCCCGACCCTGCTAACCGCATGATTGAAGGCGACGATGTTGTTTTGGACGTTCAGACCGGAACGCGTCGTTTGGGCAATCACTTGCAGACCTTCAACGGCTCTGTCGGTGTTTCCCGTCGCGCAAACATCATCAAGAAGGCCGGTCGCTCGACTGAAATGGCTTACCTCAAGGGCAAGAAAATGCTTGAGTTGAAGCGCAACATCGAAGCGATGGTGCTGTCTCCTACTCAGGTAGCTGTAGCTGCTTTGGTGGGAACTGCTGGTCAATCCGGTGGCCTCGGTGTTCAAGCTGTATCTGCTCCTCTCCATAACGGTGCTGGCGCGACTGCTGCTTGGACTTCCGGCGCTCCTACTGCTGCCGTCACTGCTGGTACTGCCCGTGCTTTCACAAAAGCCCTGTTGGATACCGCCTGCCAAAACATCTTTGTGAACTCTGGACAGTTCGCCGAGACTCTGGTTGTTTCCCCTAACCACAAGACTCTGTTCTCTGCTTTCGCTTCGGTGGCGCAGAACCGTATCGATGTGAAGAACGGGAAAAACGCGCAAGCAACTATCGTGGGTGGTGCAGAGGTTTATCTGTCCGACTTCGGCGGCTTGACTGTGATTCCTCACTACATCCTTGCTCAGTCCGGCTTCAACGACACGGCCTACGTGTTGAACAGCGACTACATCGATATGGCTTTCCTTGATGGCTTCGTTGCCTCCCCATTGGCAAAGACCGGCGACAGCGAGCGCGTGATGATTACTGCTGACTGCTGCTTGGCTGTACGTGCGCCGACTGCGATCAGCAAAATCACTAACCTCACAGCTTAATGTGAGCACGGCATAGAGAGGCCAGAACTCTCCGGTGGGGTGCAATGCCCCTCCTTATTCATTAACGTCTAGAGGACGCTGTGGAACTTGCTACCAATATCACCCTTGATGAAGGCACTAACAACTTCGGCGTAAACCGCAAGATTATTCTTGAAGGCGACCAAGTTGTTGAGAAAACCACTTACGACGCTGAACCACTGATTGAAGCTGCTGCTCGTGCGCGGATTGCCACAGCGGGTGACAAGTGGGGAGATGGTCACTTCGTCGGCGTTATTCCTTACGCTGAGTTGGCCCGTATCAACGAGATACACAAAGGCTCCGAGGCGCGTAAACACGCGATTCTGTCCTGGCTGCGCGATAACCCAAAGCTAGTTACGTTTGAGAAGTTCCTCAAATGACCTACGCAACGCTCCAAGCTGACATTGCAGACTACCTGCACAGAACAGACCTAACGGCGCTCCTGCCCTCGTTTATCAGCCGCGCAGAGGCATTCCTGTTTCGCGAACTTCAAGTGAAAGACATGGGTGTATCGGTAGCTGGAACGACAACGGGAGAGTATGCCAACCTTCCCGCAGACTTCGCCACAGTCTCCCGCATAACCATCGCTATTGGCGGCGTTGAATATGCCTTGGATTACAAGAGCAACGAGGCTAATACGCCCGTTACTTACCCCGTCAGCTACGCACTGGAAAACAACAAACTCCGCATATTCGGGGCGAGTACAGGGCAGTCATACACCCTTTACTACATTCCTAAGATTCAGCCATTGAGTGCTTCAAATACTACCAATTGGCTCTTGGACAACGCAGAGGATTTGTACCTCTATGCGTCGGCTTTAGAAGGTGCAAAGTACATCCGCGACGAAGCACAGACCGCACAGCTAACAGGTTACGTTCAGCCACTTCTCGACTCTGTAAGACGCTTATCAGAGCGTAAGGGCCAACCAGCCAATGGCTCCATGCAAATCAAAGTGAGGCGCTAAATGCCGCTAGAAACCGCACCATTCATAAACGGCCTTGTTCGTACAAACCCGACCGGGGCAGACGCAAAGAGCACTTCGGACGATCATCATCGCGTAACCAAAGGCGCAATTCTTGACACCTTCCCGGCGATTACGGGCGCGGTCACTGCAACGCACACAGAACTAAGCCGTGTCGCTGGCGTAACGTCTGCCATTCAAACGCAGCTAGACGGTAAAGCAGCACTAGCATCTCCCGCCTTCACAGGCACTCCCACAGCCCCTACAGCCACCAGCGGCACATCAAGCACACAACTTGCCACAACGCAATTTGTAGGCTCTGCAATCGCTGGCGTTAATGCTCAGACTGCTCTGACGGTGCAAGTGGTTTCCACAACATCTCAGACTGCGGTTGCTGGAGCGCACTACATCCTGACCAACGTAGCAGCAACCACAGTCACGCTACCCGCAACCCCTGCAAGCGGCGACACGGTGTGGGTGACTTGGACAAACTCGCTCACAACCAACGTCATAGCACGCAACGGCCAAACCATCATGGGCTTGGCTGAAAACATGGACTTGGACGCATCAACCAACAACACTGTGCAGTTGCGCTTTGTTTCATCTTCGTGGAGGCTAATTTAATGAGTACCTTATCGCAATTCGTAGGCGGCGGCAACGCATCCATCTGGACGCAGTTCTTCCCTGCGTCTGCTAACTTCACTATTCCTGCAACTGGCAAGTACCGGATTGGGGTGCTAGGTGCGGGAGGAAGTGGGGCACTGAGTAATGCTGCCGCTGCCTCTGTTGTGGGTGGCGGCGGCGGTGGTGGGTTTTGCGAGTTTGAAGGGACGATTTCGTCTGGTCTTGTGTTGACTTTAACCGTTGGTGCTGGCGGGACGGCGGCTACGTCAAATGCAAACGGCAACGCTGGTGGCGCTTCATCCGTGACAGGTTCGGGCTTCACCACACTCACAGCTAACGGCGGCGGCGCGGGGTTGTATGCACTATCGGCAAACGTAGCTGCTGCTGCTGCTGGTACAGCAACAGGCGGCAACACTGTCAACGCAACGGGTGGCGCTGGTGGCGCTTGTAACTTCACAGCAAGTGCTGTGGGCTACGCTGGCGGCGGCTCTGCGGGTTCGCCAAGAGGAACGGGCGGGGCGGGTGGTTCGGCTTTTCCCGCTAGCACCTTTTCTGCATTCGGTGGCGGTGGTGGTATAGGTGGAAAAGGCGGCGATGCCACCGGAACGTCAGCAGTAGCTTACGGCGGCGGCGGCGGGTCAACTGCCCCGGCGCCCAATGTCACAAGCGGTAACGGTGCAGGGGGGAGTGGGCTTTCTACGACCTTGGCAGCATCCCTTAACGGGGCAAGCGGTTACTTCGATTCCACCTCAAACCCATTCCGGTCTTTGTCCGGTAACGGCCAAGCAGGCGTTGGCGTTGCTGGCGTTGCTGGCGCTGGCGGTGCTGGTGGTTCAGCTTCAAGCGCCGTTTCCTCCAACCTCCTTGCTGGCCCCGGATTTCTGGGTGGAGGCGGTGGCGGGTCAAGCGGTAACACGGCGACATTACGCCCTACTTCATTTGGCGGTGGGTCTGGAGGCATTGGGGTGATGACTTCGCTGGTCGGCTCAAACACAGGTGGCGCTGGACTCATCGTTATCGAAAGGATTGGCTAATCATGCCTACCTACAAAATCACATCCACCGGCAACATCATCATTGCCGACCAAGCGTTTATGGACGCGCAGCATCCGAATGACTACACGCTGGTTCCTGACCCCGTACTACCTTCACCACCACCCCCGTTTAACACCACATGGCTGATGGACGTAGGAAGCTACTACGATGAGTTTGGCGCTGCAAAGCTGGCCGTTCTGTCAAGTAGTGACTCCATCATCAAAGCAGCAATTTCTGACGCAAGCGTTCGCAACTACATAGACAAGTCTCGGTCTGATGTTCAAGCAATCGTCACCTACATGGGCGGTACACCTGTTCCGGGTCTTGGCACTTGTGTCGCTCCTCCGATAACTCCTGCACTGGCGAATACTATTCTCAGTACCCCGCCAACTGCTGCACAGCAAGTCAGCACTATTGCGTATCTCAAATCAGTTGGTCTACCTTAAGGAGCATGACATGGGCTACCCCGTACCTCTAAACAACCCCACTTTTACCAACAACGGGACAACGTACTGCGTAGCTGCGTTCAACTGGGACAACCCCATTGGGCAAATGTACTACTGCGGCGTTTTCATCCGTATGGCAGACGGAAGCTGGAACTCTCCTATGGTTGCGGGTAACGGCGTTGTAGTGCAGTACATCAACCCCGGAGAATGTCTTGCTGACGTTCAGGCGAAAGGTGGCAAAGTGAAGTATCTCCAATGGCTGCTTGCCAAAATCAATGAAGTGCTGGCAAAGATGTTCAAAGGCGCGGTCACTCCACCAGCTACAGAACCTACAACGGACGCAGAAGCAAAAGCAATCATCGGCGCTTATGTTTTGGGGCTGAAGATCAGCACAACAACCCCTCCGGCGGCGCAGTAATGGCACTTGTTCCCGTCAAGCAAGTAGGGCAGTTTGGGGTCAATAAAGACCTCTCCGCGCCAGAATTGCCTTTGAACGCCTGGACTGATTGCCAAAATATCCGCTTCTTGGATGGAAGTGCATATCAGTATTACGGGCATGGGGAAATCTTCGCAGGTACGGTGGTGGAGCCTTACCACGTTCTGCCTGTGACCGTAGCAGGGGTGAGATATTGGCTGTACGCAGGGGCAAACAAGCTGTATCAAGTAGGCGCTCCAGGCGGGGTTATCACGCATACCAACATCACACGGCAAACTGCCTCAGTGGATGTGAATTACGCAGCTACGCGCAATAGCTGGACAAGCACTGTCTTAGGCGGTATCCCGATTCTGAACAACGGTGTTGATGCACCTCAACAGTGGCTTTTGACAGGTAAAGCTACTGCGTTGACAGCATGGCCTGCAAATACAACCTGCGCGGTAATGCGTTCATTCAAGAACCTATTGGTAGCCTTGGACGTTACTAAATCAGGCACACGCTTCCCCTACATGGTAAAGGTTTCTCACCCTGCCGACCCTGGCTCTGTTCCCGTTACTTGGGATATTACGGACGCTACCAAAGACGCGCTTGAGTACGACATTTCCAGTGGCTACGGCTACATCATTGATGGGATGGAGTTACGCAACAGCTTCATGATCTACAAGACTGACGGTGTGTTCCGCATGGACTACACCGGAGGCGCTTTCGTTGTAAGCAATCAGAAAGTCCTCGGAATGTCAGGCGCAATGAATCGCAATTGCATTACGGAGATTGACGGACAGCACTTTGTACTGACAGGCTTTGACGTAGTTGTCCACGACGGAAACCAAGCGACTTCGGTACTTGATAAACAGACAAGACGCTTCCTTTTTAACAACATTGATTCGGCAAACACTGGTTTGTGCTTTGTTTTCAAAAACCCTTACCTGAATGAAATCTTTGTGTGTTACCCAACACCAGGTAATAACCAGTGCAATCAGGCAATGGTGTGGAACTATGTCGATAAAACGATCAGCTTCCGCGACATACCAAACCTGAATCACGCGCAATACGGTGCATTGGACTCCGGTGCGGCTTCCTCTTTTGACAGTGATTCTGCCCCGTTCGATAGCGACATTACAGCCTTCAATGCTGGCGACTTTACGCCCGATTTAGTTCGTGTGGTGATGGCTTCGGGCGATACAAAGCTATATCAGCTAGACAGTTCTGCCACATTCAACGGTGCAATTCCTACAGCCTTCCTTGAAAGAAAAGGCTTGCACTTTGATGCTCCGGAAGCAATCAAGCTATGCAAGGGCGTGCGCCCAAAGATAAGCGGGACTGCGGGTGGCACGGTTCTTGTACAGATTGGCTGGAGCAACGAGCCTTATGAACAGCCTACTTATGGCCCTGCTACACCCTTCACGATTGGCTCTAGCGTGACGGTGGACTCGCTCTCTTCGGGTAGGTATATGGCAATCAAATTTTCAAGCGGGACTGCCTACACATGGCGGCTTGATAGCTATCAGCTTGACATTTCGACTCAGGGACTTTGGTAATGCGGCCTACCGCCGGACAAATCAACCGCTACGTTCCGCAACCTGTACCTGACAGGCCGGAAGCACTCGCGGCATATCTGCGGAATGAACTGCAACAGATTCAGTTTGCCATCGATCAGTTGGCAACGGGGCAGTTAGAAGTTACGGCAGTGGCTCCTGCTAAGCCACGCGATGGGATGTTACGCAGGGCAGACGGTACTTTGTGGAATCCTGGCAGTGGGCAGGGTGTTTATTGTTATTACAACGCCGCCTGGCGTTTCTTGGGGTAAATCATGGCAACAAATCCATACATGGCAAATCCAAATATGCAAACGGACTGGAACAACGCATTTGCTAACAATGCTCCAGGTTCTACTGTGAAATACGGAAGCGGGAATATCAAATTCGGTGACGCTGGACGCGCTACCTTCACCAACGGGCAGGGGCAAAACTACGAGTTTTCTAAGGATATGTCACTTGATGATGTAGCGCGGGGCAACTCAGAGATTGCTAACCAGTGGAAGCAAGCATACGGCTTTGAGGCTGCTCCAAAGATGGACAACCTTGCCCCTGCTCCGCAATCTGCTGGCGCACCCGCTTCTGGGAATCTCGGCATGAACCCTTGGCTCCAACAGCAAGGCGCAGCGATGCAAGCGGCATCTAACAAGAATCTTCAGCAGAACATCCTCCCCGGCATCGGGCAAGGCGCAATGGCAGCGGGTATGTACGGCTCCAGCCGACAGGGTGCGGCTGAAGGTAGAGCAATGGCTGATTCACAGACAGGCTTGAACTCTGCGCTTGCCAATATGTACTCGCAATCGTACGGACAAGACCAACAGTACGACCTCGGCAACCGTGGCTTGCAGAACCAGTACAGCTTGGGCATGGGCAATCTGGCCCTTGGAAACAAGCAAGCACAAAACAGCTACGACCTCGGCTTGAGGAACAACGATCTAGGCTTTGGACAGCTTGACGCAAACATTAACCAGCAGAACTTTCAAAACAATCTAGCTGGTGCGAACTTTGGGCTAGGCATCTATGACCGGATGAACGGCTACAACCAGCAGGGATTGGCTAACGGCACACAGATGCAGCAGACACCCATGAACTACTTTAACCAGACCAACGGCAACACGATGGCTGCTGCGGGTACGGGCGCTCCAAATCAAGTAGCAGCGCAGGGCAATCCGTACATGGCGGGTGCTGGTGCTGGATTGGCAACGTATGGCGCATTGCAGGGCTATGGCAGCCAGTTCTCGGGCATTAACCCCAACAACCAACTTTTGCCCAACCGTGGCGGTCAATAAGGAGTAAGAATCATGTGGCCTGTAATCGCATCTATCGGCATGGGCTTGCTTGCAAACAGCGAGCAACGCAAAGTCAATTCAATGGCATCAGACTCAACGGCGCAAGCGAACGCAGCGAACAACGCGCTACGCAATCAGGCAATGCCGTACGCCTTGCAGAACCTGAAAACAAACGACTTTCTGCAAAGGTACTACCAGCAGACCCCGTTTAACGACACGCAGAAAACAGGCTATCAGAATCAGAACAACCTGATTGACAGCTTCAACGGAGAGGTGGCCCCAGGCTTGCTGAACTTCGCTAACGGAATGATGGGGCAAAGCTACTCGCGTCAAAAGGGCGGCGCTCCTGGCTCTGCTGCTGGTTACGGTGGACTATTGCAAGGTGCTGGTAACGCTGCTCCACAAGGCTTGATGGCTTTCACCATGCCAAAACAACAGGCTTTTGGGCAAATTGATTGGGAGAAGCAAAACCCATTTTCTGCACAAAACCTTAAAGGCACTGACCTGCAAAACCTCTCCGAGACACAAGACGGTTTCGACTCTGCTGCATACCTTGCTGCTAATTCTGACGTAGCTGCTCACGGAACTTACGGCTCTAACCCTTGGGCGCACTATCAAGAGTTCGGCAAGAACGAAGGCCGCAAATACACAAAGCGAGGTTAATCATGGGGCTACTTAATGGCGCTTTAGACAACGACATGACCCGCTTTGGCCTTGGGCTATTGGCGGCTTCTGGCCCGACCAACGACCCGCAGAAAGGTGCGTTTGGTAACAGGCTGATGCAAGCTGTAGGTAGCTTTGATGACTACCGCAAGGAAAAGGCACAAGCAGAACGTGCCAAACGTCAGGAAGAGTTTCAGGCTTTCCAGATGGAGCAAGCACGTGAGCAAGCCGCACGACAGGCTAAATTGCGTGGATTGGCGCAGGAGTACCAAACACCCGCAGAGCCAGAGCGCAAGCTAGCCCCATTGATGGGCGACAGTATCATGCCTGATGCCTTCAAGTCGGGCATATTGCCAACTCAAGGCACGACGATTCCCGCCAAACCTGCTGGCTTCAACTTTGATGGCTATGCAAACGCCCTGGCTGGCATTGACCCCGTTGCATCGCTTGAATTGCAAGCAAAGCTACGGAAAGACAACTCGCTTACGCCTGTTGCTGCTGGTACTTCACTGTACAACCCGCGCACAAAACAAGTCGAGTTCACGGCTCCTGCGACTCAAAAGCCAGAAAATCTCGACCCAAAGATTGAGCAATACCAGTACGCAAGGGCTAATGGCTACAAAGACTCTTTCGAGCAATTCGTAACGCTTGGCCCAACAATCATGGCGAACGCTCAGGCTCCGTTGCGTCAGGCTCAGATCGGCAACATCAACGCTGAGAATGATTACAACCTTCCCGCGCCAAGGCCAGCAGCCAAACCAAATGCGCCGATGAAAGGGCAAGTCGTACAGGGTTACAGGTTCAAAGGCGGCAACCCCGCAGATCAAAGCAACTGGGAGAAACAATAATGTCCGGCCCTTGGGAACAATACGCACAGCCAGCACCTCAACAAGCCGCCGCACCTTGGGCGGCAGATTTGAGCCGCCAAGATCAGGCAAAGATTAAGAAGGATATGTACGAGGAAGGCCGAAAACGCCTTGCTGATTTGCAATCCAACATTGCAGACGCTGGCTCAACGATGGACGACCTAAACGAGTTTGGGCGGCTCAATCGCGCAAATAGCACTGGTTCGCTATGGCAGCAGATGACACCCGACAAGCCGTTGTTTCGCTCTGGCCCTTCTATGGAGATGGCGGCTATTCAGGCGCGTCTTGCTCCTGCACAACGTCAAGCGGGTTCTGGCGCATCGTCTGACCGTGATGTGGCGATGTTCCTGCGTGGCTTGCCAAGCCTCGAAAACGAAGGCCCGACAAACAAGGGAATCCGTGAGGATTACGAGCGCAAATATAAGACGGCTCTTGAGAAGGCTAACGCCATGCAAAAGCACCTTGACCAGTTCGGCAATCTGACGGAGTTCGATAGCCAGTGGGCGCAACGTCCGCGCACTAACGACGTTGCGCCTAACGGCAAAAAGTCTGCTATTTCCCCTGGTGGCTGGTCTGCAACTAAGAACTAAAAATGCCAAAGTACACCGTCAAATCTCCAGATGGCACAAGCTACACGGTAAACGCTCCTGAAGGCGCAACGGAGCAGGACGCTATTGAGTACGTCCAAAAAAACCTATACAAGCCACAAACTAGCATTGCTCAATACGTAAAGCAGGGCGCAGGTAATGTGCTGGCTGGAGCTGTGCGTGGTGCTGGCTCTATCGGCGCGACGTTGCTTGCACCTATCGACATTGCCAAAGACGCGATAGCTGGAAAAGGATTGTCCCTTGAATCAAACCGCCAACGTCGTGCAGACATGGATTCTGCTCTTGGCTCTATGGGTGCTGAGACTGATTCCTTTGGATACGGGGCGGGTAAGCTGATAACCGAAGTTGCTGGCACATTGGGCGCTGGTGGCGCTGTGGCTAACGCAGCTACAAAGGTTGCGCCTCGTTTGGCTGCTGCTGCGCCTAGCTTGTTTGAGGCCGTGCGTACAGGTGGCATGAGTGCTAACGGCGCAGGCATGTTCACTCGCGCTGCGGGTGGTGCTATCAATGGCGGCTTGTCTGCTGGACTGATAAACCCAGAGGACGCAACTACAGGCGCAGCAATCGGCGCTGTTGCTCCTGGCGCTATCCAAGTTGCTGGAAACCTTGGCAAATCGGTAGGCGAGAAACTGGCAGCTACACGCGCTAAAAACATTGCAAAATTTAACCGCAATGCACCTATGCGCGAAACCCTGAAAGAGTCAATCGACGCGGGGTATGTAGTTCCTCCCAACATGGTGAATCCGTCCACAAAGAACGCAATTGTTGAATCATTCTCCGGTAAACAGGCAACCTCTCAGATCGCATCGGTACGCAATCAGGATGTGACTGAGAAGCTAGTACGCCAGTCTTTGGGCTTGGCTGATGACGCTCCTTTGTCCAAATCCGCACTAGAGCAGATTCGCAAGGTAGAGGGAGGCGCATACAAGAGAGTCGGAGAATTGTCCCCTGCTGCTGAGTACGACCTTGAGGCACTCAAGCAAGCGCGGAACGAATCACAAAGCTGGTTCAATGCTTACAACCGTTCGATGCGTCCTGATGACTTGGCAAAGGCTAAAGACTTCCGCGATACGGCTGAGATGCTTGAATTGCGCTTAGAAAGCCATGCAAAAAACGCTGGCAAGGAATCGCTCATTCCTGCACTCAAAGAAGCCCGTAAACAGATCGCCAAAACCTACACGGTAGAACGTGCGCTAAACGAGGCAACTGGCACAGTAAACGCTAAAACAATCGGCAGACTGTTCGACAAGGGCAAGCCTCTTTCTGATGGGCTCGATACTGTGGGCAGGTTTGCTAGCGGATTCCCAAGCATTGCACAGGCTCCGCAACAGATGGGTAGCCCTGCGGCTCATAACCTGCGCTCTATGGCTTCACTGTTGGCGGGTGGCGGTGGTTTGGCTGCTGCCGGCCCTATGGGGTTGGCTGCTGCTGCGTTGCCTTTTGCAACTGGCCCTCTGTCGCGTTCGATGATGTTCCGCGAAGGCGCTCAACGGGCGCTAGCGAATCAATCGGCCCCAACTATGGGGCGCATGGCACAGATGGGCGGGTTGTTATCAGAGCCAGAAGTGCAGATGTTCCTAGCGCGTTCTGCCCCTGCTACGGCTTCTTTGCTAGACCAATGAGTAGGCCATAGATAAACGCTAGCACGGTAAAAACGGCTAGCTTTATCAGCATGAATTCGATAAACGACATCCTCCCATCTTACACCTTTACCACTTCTGACAATCATGCGCCGATACATCCTGCACCTGTTGATAGCAATTGACCAATTTTTCAATGCAGCAATAGGTGGGATGCCTGACGAAACGCTTTCAAGTGCGGCCTATCGATCACACAGGAAGGGCTACTTCTGGGGGCGGGTATGGATGCCGATTATTGACGGACTGTTCTATTACTTGGACGGGCCGCGCCATTGCTACAGGGCTTACTTAGCAGAGAAATTTGGTGAACAAAACTTTAGGGGGTAACGATGGATGGAAAAGACATATTCCAATATGCATGGGCACTTGTTGGAGGACTCGGCATGATCGTCTGGAATTTACTCAATTCAAAGATTGAGAATAACCACAAGAATCTAAATAGTCGCATTACTGAGACTAATTCAGAGGTAGATAAACAGCGGGACAACGTGGCTAAATTGTTTGAGAAGATCGAGCAACACGCCAAGGAATCCACTGCCCGGCACATTGAGATTCTGAACTACCTGCGGGATAAGGGGCATTAAATGTACCTCTCGACTAACTTCACTCTCGACGAATTTACCCACTCGCAGACAGCCGCACGGCTCAATATTGACAATGACCCTCCTGCGGATATTGCAGCTAATCTCAAGTCTCTGGCATACGCTCTCGAAGAAGTTAGAACCCTACTCGGCGGCAGACCTATTCTTATTTCTAGTGCCTATCGCTCTCCTGCTCTCAACACTGCTGTAGGCGGCTCCAAGCGTAGCCAGCACGTACTAGGCGAGGCCGTTGATTTCACTTGCCCGTCCTTTGGTACGCCTGACGATATTGTGAAAGCACTGCAAGCCTCGGCTATTCCGTATCACCAGTGCATTCGTGAGTTTGGGCGGTGGGTGCATCTCTCCTTCAAATTCGGCATACCTGTTTCAGAGGTGAAGCGGGAGACATTGATTATTGATTCAACTGGAACGCGAGGCTACGCATGAACGACTTTCTGAAAAGCCTTGTCCCCATGATAGGCACTGCTTTGGGTGGGCCATTGGGCGGTGCTGCTGCTTCCTTTATCGCTGACAAGCTAGGACTCGACAGCAAAGACGTTAAAGCTGTGAGCGACGTTCTGAATAGCGGGAAGATGACACCCGACCAGATATCGCAACTGAAACTAGCTGAAATTGATTTTCAGAAGTTCCTTGAAGCCAACAAAATCAAGCTGGAAGAGATTGCAGCACTGGACAGGACAAGCGCAAGGGAGATGCTGAAAAGCACCCGCAGCCACGTTCCAGCGGCTCTGACGTACCTTTTGACTGCGGGTTTCTTCGGTGTGCTTGGACTCATGTTCTACGCACCAGAATTAAAGGAATCTGCCCCGCTAATGATTATGTTAGGCAGTCTCGGAACCGCTTGGACTTCAGCTTGCGCCTTCTGGTTTGGTACTACCTCAAACAGCAAAGACAAAACGGACTTGCTAATGAACTCTGCGCCTGTGAGGTAGTCTGGGAATAATCTGCCCAAACGCACAGAACCAGCATACTCTGTGCGCTGTATGCGTACCCAGTAGCCCAATATCCATGCGGGTTGCAGCGTAGTCCATAGTTCGCATACTCAACTCGAAATCAAGCGTAGGGGCGACCCTACCGAGGGTTCGAATCCCTCCCGCTCCGCCAGTGCGTATAGCTTCGCTGCTACCAAAAGCATAGTATCAGGCAATTCTCAGTTTAGGCTGAATGGGAATTTTCCGTCCAATCTTCCCAATCGCCACGGCAAGCGACTCCGTTGATAAGTGGCTGTACCTCTGTGTGCTACGGCTGTCCTTATGCCCTAGCACGGCTCCCACGGTGTACAGGTCTATGCCTTGGTTAATCATCTCTGATGCCGAGGAATGCCGTAGATCGTGGAAATGCAGGTGATTCAATCCGGCTATTCCCCGCGCACGGTTAAAGTTAGTCTGTACCGTGATTCTTGGTAGCTTCTTAAACCTACGGGCGCACACACTCACTTTAGGGTGAATCGGCACTATCCGAGGGTTGCCGTTCTTTGTGTCTCGCAGCACCCATGCTGTACCGGATACCTCTGCCCTCAATATCTCGCCTAGCCTCATGCCTGAGTAAAAAGCCATTCTGATAGCCATGCGTGCCATTCTGTTGGTGCATTTGGAAGCTATGAGTAGCATTTCCCTGCGGCTAGCGTACTCCTGGCGCTCATTTCTCACCTCTGGCACTGTTACCCTAGCGGCGGGGTCAGAATCGCCGTAGCCGTGGTTTTTCCATGCGTAGCGACAAGCGGCGGTTAAGTACCTAATCCGGTTCCTGATACTCGCGGGGGCAAGCGGTGAACCGTCCTCTTTCGTTGCCTTCAATCTATAAGCCTTGCATACGTCTGCAAGCGCATCTAATGGCCTTCCCTGATAAACAGGAAACAGCAAGGCCAACTCTCTCGCCACGTTATCGCCAGTTTTTAGCTTTGGAAGTCTTTCCTTGACGTACAGAAGCACGCAATCCTCTATGCTGTGCTGCGCCTTCTCTACGTTGGTTGCAATTGCGTAGAGTCGGGCAGATTCTTGCCTGTCGTATGCATCAGCTTGGGCTTGATTCCAAGAGCGCGGAAGGTGCTTAGTAGTGCGGATTCTCTGCCCACCGATACGCTTGTCGAACTCAAAGACGAACGTACCTCGCTTCTTACAGCGGTAAATTGACATGATTTGCGGTACTCCAGAACGTCTGATTGGTCGAAAATGATACGCTTTCCAATTCGATAGCATGGAATTGGCCCTGAAGGTGCGGCGAGGGCGTACACCTGGCGGTCACTGATTCCCAATAGTGCGGCGGCTTGTTTTGCGTTCATGCCTCCCCCACCGCTGCAAGTGCTGCACAAAGCCGCTCGGGGAATTCAATCCCGCCAGCGTCAAGCGTTGCCCTGTAATCCTTTATCGCCTCCACCAGCATCTGATTACTTTTCTCCGAAATCTGTACACGTTCTTGCGATGTGTTTAATTCTGGAGCGTTTTTATGCATATCAGGCTGCGCTACTGGTTGTGCCTCAGTGGAAAACATGTTGCGCAAGTCGTCGTAAATCCAGTTAGCCGCAGCATCAGAACCGAACTGGCTAACGTAGTTGTCTTGCGACATTCCAAGTAGCTTGTCGTATTCCGTGCGCTCCTGCGCTGGTTGCGCTGCTCCTGCGGCTAAGTACACAGGGCGACTCTGTTTGACTATCTGACCTCCGTGATAGTTGACCCAAACCTCACCGTATGGGCCATCTACAAGGTACTGATACGCCACAGGCTTTTGCGCTGGTTGTGCTAAGTCACGCGCAATATAGTCAGCAAAAACTTTCACCGCCATAACACTACCAAACTCGACACGCCCTGTGTCAGTGATAACCCCGCCAACGTGGGCGATGCGTTGCCCGATAGTCATGTTTGCTGTTTCGCTTGCCATCTTCAATCGCTCCCAAGGTTCAAGACCGTAGTACTCAACATCTTCATTTGTGACTACTTTGGTTTGTTTCGTATCCATATCTCTGCTCCTGTTTCTGGGTCTTTGTAATCAAGTGTTGGGTGAGACCAGCATTCGCCGCTTTTTTGATGCTGTGAGTGCTGCTCAATCTCAGCCTCAAGCACCTCAATCGCATGCCCGTACTTTTGGCGTAAAGATATTCGGGCTTGGCAAACGTCTTGATACCGCTTGTTCCACAGCGTTGCGCTTTCCTTCGCAGCGCCTACTTGCCCTCTCGCAGCTTCCAGTTCCTGCTTGAGTGCGTCACGTTCAGCAATCAGTTTCAGTATTGCGTCAGGACTAGCGGCAACAATGTAAGCAGCATTTGTATGGGCATCACTGTGAGCAAAGTCTCCATCAAAATCGCAACGCGCCACACGTAGACCAGCATCATTCAGAATGTTGGGCGGCATCCCTGCCATTGGTTGCCAAGGCGTATTGCGTACAGCGAGAGCTAGGGTTTTAAGTTGGTCGGTCATAGTCGCATCACCCCATCGTTAAAGTTGTATTCATCTGGCTCTTGTTCCGTCGAATCACGCAGCGGATTGCGACCCATACCTGCTGCAATCACGGCATCTTTACGCGCCTTGTAATTGCGCCACTTTTCGGCATCGGCCTTCACATCTTCCAGTTCCTGCCGTAGTGCTTCCCCCGCTTTATACGAGTCCATCAGGCACTCGCGTTCGTAGGCTGCTGTCTGCGCCATCGCTTCGACTGCTGCATGGAGGGCGGCTCGGGCGTGTCGCTTATCTTCGTGCCTGAATAAGGCAACTGCTTCATACGCATCAGCCAGCGCCATAACGGTTTGTGTGTCGGTCATTTCAGCAGTCCCTCATTCCAAGTGCTTCGAGTGCCTTCACCAGCTTGATGCACTTAGCAGCATCGCCAGCACTACAGTCGAGTCGGTTAACACTATTCCAGTAGATTGTTATCACGCCTTCGTTGCTGAAGTTAATCTCCATGCCTGTGTCAGACACTTCGTCAATTAGCCGCTGGCATATCTCTGCGATGTTTGGCTTCATTCAATCTCTCCCCATATAGCAACGTGCGCCTCAATCATCAGCACAGCCATTGCGTACTCTTTGCCGTGGTCGGTGTCGCCGTGGGTCTTTTCAACTGCGGCTACAAACTCGTCAAGGAATCCTGTGAAGCATCCAGCTTTAATCACGATGCCTTTGTCTGTGATAAACGATTGCAAGTAATCGAAGCGAGAGCCAAGAGGGCCGCATTGGAAGAAAGGTCTACCAGCAATTAACTTGCCGAACTTTTTACCCAGATTGGCACCTCTCAGATTGGCACGGCGCAGATCGGCACATCTCAGATTGGCACGGCGCAGATCGGCACCGTACAGATCGGCACCTCTCAGATCGGCACCTCTCAGATCGGCACCGCTCAGATCGGCACCTCTCAGATCGGCACGGCTCAGATCGGCACCGTACAGATTGGCACCTCTCAGATCGGCACCTCTCAGATCGGCACCGCTCAGATCGGCACCTCTCAGATTGGCACCGTACAGATTGGCACCTCTCAGATTGGCACCGTACAGATTGGCACCTCTCAGATCGGCACCGCTCAGATTGGCACCTCTCAGATCGGCACGGCTCAGATCGGCACCGTACAGATTGGCACCGTACAGATTGGCACCTCTCAGATCGGCACCGCTCAGATTGGCACCTCTCAGATCGGCACCGCTCAGATTGGCTTTACTCGTCGTCGCTTTCTCAAGCATTGCGCGTGTCGTCATGCCTGCTTCGCCTTCAAACAGGACTGTGCCTGTGTAGCGGTTTTTAATTTGTGGGTTCATGCTGCCTCTCCCTTTGGTTGTGTAACAATCACATCGTCTGGATACTCATGGTCATCAATACCCTTGTTGAACCACACGGCATCGTGCGATTCGTGCATCGTGGCTTTGACGGCTACGGTGGGTGCGGCGTCTAAGACGGCGATGGCTGCGTCGTATATATCTTCAACATCAGCTTTCAAAGCCTCACGCACAGCAGCGGTTAGTAGGATCATTTCAAATACTCCCGCACACCCGATGGAGTCATTTTGGAAATAGTCCCCTCCTTCTCCATGATTTCAAAAAGCCGCTCCGTTTGGTTGTAGCTAATCTGCATCTTGCGTTGCACATAGCTGAGTGAAACTCGCTCCTTCACTAACTTGCGTGCTGTCTCCAGCATTTCAGTCGAGACAAGCGATAAGCCGGGTCGGTTAACAATAGGTTCAATTTCGGTCATCTCACACACTCCATATCTTTTGTATCAACCTTCGCCGTCGCCGTCGCCGTCGCCGTCGCCGTAGCCGGAGCCGTCGCCGGAGCCGGAGCCGTCGCCGTAGCCGTCGCCGTAGCCGGAGCCGGAGCCGTCGCCGTAGCCGTCGCCGGAGCCGTCGCCGTCGCCGTCTGTAAACGTCTTATTTTTTGAAGCCATCAATAGACTCCTTGGCTGCTACTGAGCATGGAATAAGTTCACAAACACCTGTCAGATAAATCTCTGGGTTTACAACGTCAATCTTGCATCCAGACTGAACGCCAGTTTGAGCAACTCCCGAAAGTGCCACTCCGTCTTTTGCTTTCCACGACCACAAGCGGCGAGAATCAGACAGCACGCACGATTCACCGTCAACGCTAACAACAGTTCCCGCATGGACTCCTGCTGAGTAGCAACGTGCAATGACGTACTTGCCGACAAACGGATGCGGCGCTGTTGAACGCTCCGGTTGTGCAATCTGGCTGTTGACCAGTGCAGCAATTTGCTTGAGTTGTCCGAGGGTGAAATTGTCAATATCAAAGTTCATAGTTTTCTCCGGTTAAAAATTCCAAATCTTCTGAATAAGCCACCACCCCACCGCACACACCAGAATTGCGGGGCTGGCGGCGAGGATGATTGCGGCTATGAGGAAGGCTTTGAAGAAAATCACAGCGCAGCCTTAATGCGTTCGCCAATCCAGCGCACCACAGGCACAGCCCAGCTATTGCCCAGTGCCTTGTAGCGTGGGCCGTCAGCCATTGGTTTGCCCCGGTTTGGGACTAGGGTGTAGTTGTCGGGGAATCCTTGCAACCGCTCACACTCCACAGGGGTGAGTCGGCGTACTTGCATGGCTGGTGTCATCACTGAACCTTCAAACCCACCGCCTGCAGTGCGTGCTTTGCGTACCTCTGACCCGTTCCTGCCGTAAGGCACTGGGACAAATAAAGACCCCCCCCCGTTTATGTGCTGATTTTCTAGACCCTGCTTGTCGCCATAGTGCGTGTCTAAAGTACAAGCAACGTCAGCGGGCCACAATGGTATCGCCCACCCGGAATCTACCCTTTCTGTACCTCGCATACCTTTGCTAATGCCTGCCGTAATTGGGCCGGTAATGTCTTTCCCCTGCGTTCTGCTCGGCGCAAAATCCCTTCGCAAGCCTTCTTGCTCAAAAAGAACCGCTGCGGGATCGAACCCTTCTCTAGCACTTGCGACAACGAACACACGACGGCGGCGTTGGGCAACTCCGAAATATTGGGCATCGAGGACACGCCACGCGACTGCTCTCTTGGGGCCAAGCACATAACCAGCGTTTGACCATTTGCCCCCTGGCGGGATGAGCGCATCATCTTCACCGGCAAGCCCAGCAAGGAAGCAACCAAAGGCGTTGTCCTTTGTGGATAAGACTCCGGGGACGTTTTCCCAGAAGATGATGGCTGGGGGTTGTTTCCAAAGAAGTCGAGTTGTGTCGATTGCATTTGCGATTTCACAGAATGTTAAAGAAAGGTTGCCCCTCGCGTCATTGAGAGAGTTGCGAAGTCCTGCCACGCTGAACGCTTGGCACGGTGTGCCGCCACAGAGCATGTCTGGGGCTTCAATCAGGAGGCTGTTGACCAGATCGGCAATCTTTGTCATGTCGCCAAGGTTCTCAACGTGCGGGTAGTAGTGTGTCAATAGGGCTGACGGTGCGGGTTCAATCTCTGCGAACCACGCAGCCTCCCATCCCAATGGGTTCCACGCTACAGATGCGGCTTCTATGCCAGAGCAGACAGAACCAAATTTCATCGCACACCTCGCGCAACTGCCGACAACTCGGGCCACTTAGCCGGTGTGTAGAAACCTGCCATCTTGCTTATCTGCGGCGGGGGTACGGGTATCACATCCCCGCGTCGGCAGACTCCGCAGATTGCTCTGTACTCGTAGGTGTTACGCAGCTTCACGCGAAACTCGCGCAAGAGTTTCTCTTTGCCGCATTGGGTGCAGGTTTGGGTCATTTGTTGCGGCTCACTTTCCATGCTCTCTTGATAGCGTTCTTGAACGTCCAGCCGAAGCTGACGTACTGCTTGACTAAGGTGATGAAGGTCATGCTGTAGTCCTGATATCTTCAACAGTGAGGATGGATGTGGACTCCATCTCCCAATCCATTTCATGCGCTTCTTGAGCCTTGATGACTGCGAATGTCTCTGCCAGTTCTCGCGTGGAAGCGTCAACAGTCACTTGCATGAATTGCTTGGCTTGCCTGGTAACGTGAATCTGGTAATTCATTGGAAGGTCATCCTTTTAAACACTTCTCTAGTCGCCTCAATGTCTCGTTCGCAGTACTCAGCGACATTGTGAATACGTCCCGCCAGAACTGCGTCATAGACCGTGGCCCCAGTGATATCCCCTTTGGGCGATTCAATCGAAAGCGCACGGCACAGACGATCTAGGCTGATTCGCCCACCATTACCTGCCCACTGCGTCATGGTGTCGTACACCTTGTCAGCGTCCCAAGGTTTAGCTTGTGAAGCACGGGCCAGCGAGACGCATGGACGGATGCCGTTCACAATGAATCTCTGAACCAAGAACCGGAGGTCGAAGGAAACGATGTTGTGACCAATGAAGGTGCAGGTAAATTCGTTTCCGACTACAGCTTTGGTCAGGGCAGAGTTGAGGGCAATCAAGACAGACTTTTCATCAGTGTCTGAAAATAACATCTGTGGTGGCTCATCGTTCACGGCAATACCAACGACACACACTCGACCAAAAGACCCGTCCAAGCCCGTTTTACGCACAGCCTGATCTATCTCTGCGGCTGCACTGGCTTTCAATGCGTCGATGGCTGGCTGCCCCTTCTCAATCAGCCACTTGGCAGCGGCTTCAGCGCCGTAGTTCCCAGGTGCTCGAATAGCGGCAATCTCCTTACCAATCTTCTCGTTCACCTGTTCGGTTATGTCGGCAATGACAGCATGGTTTGCTGTTGGTAGGGTTTCTATGTCAAGTGTGATTTGCATTTTCTGCCCCTACATCAAAACGGAATATCCGAGTCATCAATCCCAGAAGCAGCACCCTCAGTCTCAACCTGACGGGTGTTTTCCCACTCTGGGGCTTCACGAATCTTGTTTTGCAACCACTCAGCCAGTGATTCAAAGACCTCCATATCTGGGTTTTCCACTTCAAATATCACGTTCTTGTGTACTGCCGCAGGTTTGGAATTCTTCAAAGCAGAGGGAAGTGGCGAAAGGCCAGAAACATTTGCGTACTCTTTGCCGTTTGACTCGCTGTGGGTCACGTTCACCATGCAGTAAGCTCCGACCAGCTTGGTGATATCAAACGTCTTTGCTTCTTCGTCTGTGAACTGCTTTCCGCGCCAAGCACCCAACTCCTTGCGGAGCGATGCCTTCTCATGCATTGACAGGGTGTATTCCTTGTTGATGGTCATTGGCATGGTCTTGCCTTCCCATGTCACGGTCATGGGTTGACCTTCGGAGTCCTCCCCGAGAAGTTCCCACTCCACAAGAATCTTGCGTGCGACCTTCCCGGCAAACTGCCCACCTTTAGAGGTCTGCGTGCCAAGATCGACCATCTTGAAACAGCGGCCAATGTGATTTCCGATTGGGGCTTTTTTAAAGTTACCGCCACCACCAACTTTCGCAATGATTGCCATTTGAGGCTCCTAGTTAAAACACGCCACTTAGAGAGGGCGCAATCTCTTTACTTAATCGAATGGTTTTGAAGTTCGTACCAATCCGCACCGAATGCACGGCACAGGGCTTGAACGTCTTCGTCTGATATGTCTGTTGCACAAGCGAGGCAGTAGATGAAGTCAAGGATGTTTTTCACAGCCAACCTCCAATCAGTGCAATCACCACGCCGACGAAAGCGATGGCAATGAGTGCATCAGTGATGCGGTAGGGAAGGGTGTCGTGGGATGGAGGGAGGAACTTCATGCGACCTCCACCAGATTGCCGAAATCGTCAATCACTGCGCGTCCCGTCTTGGTAAACGGGCCGACTCCAGCAACCCAAATAATCCGCTTGCTGCTCATGTGCTCGCAGACGTAGCCCCAGTAGTACATAGCGTTAGAGCCACCGTCAGCAAATGTCCAAGATTTCATGCTGCACACTCCATCGCGTAGGCGCGTTCTTCTGCACGTTCGCAAGCCCTGTCATAGGCAGCATCCTCACGACCCTGCCGCATTGCCTCCAGAGCCTTTTCTTCAAACAGTGCAATCGTTGCGTCACTCAGCAAGTCCAGCAGTTCGACACCGCCAGTAGTGACAGAAACAATGTCTGCCGACTCAGCACATCCAGGTTCATCCCATGTCTGACGTTCAGCGGGTGAGTAATCAAACTCAATGAACAGCGTGCCGCCATCGGCTTCGTAGGTACAGGTGTTTGTCATCTTTCACTCCATCGTTTTCGTTGCGATGGACAGATTCTAAACGCAATTGCGTTACATAAACGCAAACGCGATAAAGAAAGATAAAAATAGTTTCAATCGGCATTTCCAATGCAATTGGTAAAACCTATATTGCAGGGAAAACTACAGTTTTGC